CATCATGCTTGGGAAACCTTGATGCAAGTTCTGACTTGAGCATAGAACCAAATCGTTCTAGCCCCATATCGAATGTAACTAACTCATGGAGGATTACCCATCTGCCATTCTTGAGCTTCTGCCCAAAGATTGCAGCAGGGGTCAAACCAAAGTCAACTCCTACCTGTAATGGTATAGATATGTCAGACTGTAGCCCATCCTCGCACATGATACTATCATCGTATTCATTCATGACAGGTTTACCTTCTTGGACGTAGGTATATAATCCCTGTGCATAACATCTTATCCAGTCAACATTCTTACCAAGTAATGTTTGTTCATAGTACCCAGTGGGCAGGTTCTTCTTGTTTTCTGCGAGTGGGTTAGTTGCCCACCAGGTATTTGCTGAGAATACAAAACCATTTGCTTCTGGATTCTCTGGCAACTCGTCTGTGTTACATTCCTCTACAGCACCAGGCTGTCTGAAGAATGACCACTTATATCTCCCTTTCATCTTTTCTTTTTCTGCTAGTCTATACCACCAATGGTCATCATCCATAGGGTTAGTGTCCATGATAATGCCACGCCAAGGGCTTGCACCCCCATCGGACAAAGTTGGATATCTGCCTACCCTATGGGTGAGACCATCTATGACTGCCTTCGGTAATTCTCTAGCCTCGTTCACCCATGCACCTGTCAACTCCATAGATAAAAGTTTGCGGACATCTTTGGGTTGGTCAAGTGCGAGGAAGATTACCTCACAGTCTATACCTGGGGCGTTGTCTCTTGACGGAAGTTTTATGTGATGTGTCAATGGAGGAGACCAACGGAAAGGTCCCCAGATATTCTCTGGAAACAACTCTTGCCATGTCTTTATGGTGGTTGTTCTTAGTTCTGGGTATGAGTTTCTAACGACTACAAAGCGACTATACTTGATGCCATCTCTCGGTGAAGGGACTTGACTGACTGCTTTGAGCATGATCTCGGCAGCACAAGCGTACGACTTGCCACTACCTACAGGTCCCATGATACCTCGTACAAATGATTTATCTTGCAAGAACTTCCATACCATAGGTGAGGTAGAGAAGTCCAGTTTCAGATTTGTTATGGCGTTACTCATGTTCCTCCAAGAACTCTATAATACTATTTATCTTTTCTTCAGTAGCCAAAGACTTACGCAACGTCAAACCTTTGTAACTACTTTCCTTCATCCCCATCATGTGTGCCATCAGTTTGACTGATAGGGTTTTCTGTACCATCAGGTTCATTATCTTCGCCTGTTCTGGTTTCGTTAGTTTTCTCACTGTACGCAACATCTTCTACTTCACTCTCTATTATTGCACCAGGTCCTTGCATTACTATACCAACTACAGAAGGCTTGTCCATATCATCTTGCTTTTCTAACATACCTGTTGCTTTAGCAAGTGTTCTCAGGACTGATACCTTATCGTGTAGTTCCACTTCTAGTTGTGGACCTTCTTTGGTCGGTGTCATTTTTATTTTCTTGATTGCTTTGATTGCTTTGTTAGATATCTCATCAGGACTTTTGACACGAACATATCCAGTAGAATCCCAGTCTAGTATCTCATCAATACTTGCTGTGGCGATATCAACCAGTTCTTGAGCTACTGCATCTTTACTATGGTCTAATATCTCAGACTTCTGGATACGTTTCTGTACCACCCTTACACCACCAAACCTATCTAGAGGTGGTCGTGTAACTCTTTTTTTAGAAAGGGATCTCGTCATCAAAACTTTCCTCTTTAGTATTAGGTGTATTACCCCATGCTCTAAAGAAACCAACTATATCGCCTTTGTTGTAGTTTGATGCGTCATCTATCTTCTGATATATCTTGATATCAATCGCACCTTTGATTGGTTCTCTGGTCTTGGTTTTATCATCCCAGTTAGAACCCTCCCATACTTCAATTATATAATCACCTTCATTCATTGTGATGGGTTTCATTAGCTTAAAGCTACGATTGCTGTGTGTAGGTCCACTCATAATATTTCCTTTCATATCTATATTATGGATATAGTATAACAGTTTCTGAAAAAATTGCAAAAAAATTGTGCGATTGGGATATGTATATACAAGCCACCCCCACCCCTAAGGGGTGCCTCTTCATTATTTTTTTTAAAAGGACTTCCAACCCTAAGATATGCACAGATTCTATTCTTTATATATATATGCTCTCTCACCCCACTCAAAAAATAATTAACATTTTTTTATTTTAGGGGTTGACAATGTGATTATATTGTATATACTGTGGATATATTTAATTAATAGAAAGGTAAATATAACATGACTAGAAAAGATTATATTGAATCAGCAAAGATATTAAATACTTATGCTGAATATATAAAGGTTAGAAGTAGTGAGGAACATTATAACAATATGGTACAAGATTTTTGTGCAATGTATAAGAAAGATAACATAAATTTTGATGAACAAAAGTTTCTTGATGCAGTCTATAAACCTAAATATAAACCAAAATCTGGTATTATGTATCTTGGCAAGATCATAGGATCTAACTAGTATATATAATAGTTAATAATATATAGTTATACACAACCTCTAGAGGTCATATATGCACAGTACTTCTAGAGGTCATATAAACAAAAGAAAGGAAATAAAATGAGTTATAAAAAACAAATTACCAAACAAGAATATGAAATGAATTTGAGAGACTTAAGCGATACTCTTGCAGACTTTTTGCTAGAACCAAATTATTACATATCGCAGAATATTGAACACCTAATCTACAATATATCACATATTGTAAATGGCAATCAATCTTGGGACACTGATGATTATAACTTTGTTATGAAAAGACTAACAAAGAAATTGCCAGATTGGTTTGACCATCAATAGTCTACTCTAAACAGCCCCCCCATTTTGGGGGGTTGTATTGAATAGATTAATAATGATTTATTCATAACCAAAGAAAGGAAATAGAATGAATACAAATATAATATATACAGAACAAGGCGAGGTTCACGTTTGGTCTAACCCACATCTTAATAATATTTTGGTATCATTTGAAAAGACAAAAACTTTGCATACCTTTAATAACTACGACAATGCAATAAACTATTTTTATCTTAATGGTAAAAAAGAGTTAGCTAGAAAATTAAACAAAATTGTAAATAAAAAGACTTGACAAAAGATATTATATATATATACTGTGGATATTATTAATCATTATAAAAACGAAAGGACAATATAATGACCATATATACGATAACGATAAAAGAAGAGATTGTACATGATGTAGAAGTTGATGTACCAAACGAGGATATGTTACAAGATTATATCAAAGAATCTGTCTTTAAAAACGAAGTACCAACCAACCCTAAAATTGGTTATGTAATAAGTACTGTTGCAACACCCACACATAAAAATGATTATGTTATATCACATGAAGTGGTTAGTCATAATGAATTTGTAGAGGATGTAATTAAGCAATAGTAACATAAAATAATGGGGGGTTTGCAGGCCCTGCGTCTCGCCCCCCCACAAATTAGAAAGGAAATATACAATGAGATTATTTGACAAACTATATGTTTACGTATTCGTGCCAGTCATAATTACTATGTTTATGATAGCATACGTAACAACAATTATAACATTCTTTTAATACTGAAATATAAAAAGGAAATAGAATGAAAGAATATATATTATATGGTGTAAAAATTGGTGAAACAGATTGGAAAGAGCATATCTTATTAACCACCTATGACCCAAAAAATATAGACAAGGTTAAAGCATTAGCAACAAAAGAGGGTTACGATAGATTTAGAGTAGCCACCTTTGAGTTTGGAAAAGACTTTCCAGACTTTAGCGACCCCAAACTAATAAACATATAGAAAGGAAATGCAATGCAATATAAATCTACTACGTTCCCACCCTACAAGAAGTATTGTTATGATGAACTCAAACAATACTTTGAAGATTATCTAGACGAGAATCTAGAACACTTAAAAGAAGATAAGTATTGGAAAGAAGAACTACACCACAATGTATTCAATACAGACTACTACATGATTGGTAGACACCAAGCAAAACAATGGTTAGGTGATAAAGTATTTGAGTGTATTAATATCATAAAAGATTATGAACAAGATAATTTTGGTCAAGTTACAACTGACTTCACAGATCCTGAAAACGTTGTCAATATGTATGCTTACATCATAGGCGAAGAGATAGTACAAGATTATCTAGACAGCATAGCAAACGATTAGAAAGAAAAAACTATGAAGAATATGAAACAATTGAGGAAATAGAAGAGGGTGATAGGGTATAAAGTAAAAGCAACTTCATACAGTAGCACAAAGCCATACATACTAGATATACATTACGCACAGCGTATGCCAAGTATATCCTATTCTTACGGACTATTTAAAGATGATGTTATGGTGGGTATAGTATGCTATGGCTCTCCCCCCTCACAGTCATTGTGTAAAGGTATTTGTGGGGTAGAATACAAGGACAAGGTGCTAGAACTCAATAGGCTATGCCTAAAAAACAATCTAAAAAATGAATCAAGTTACCTTGTATCACAAAGTCTTAAGTTATTACCCAAGCCTAAAGTTATAGTGTCTTATGCAGATACAAGTCAGAACCATGTTGGCTATATATATCAAGCTACAAACTTTTTATATACTGGACTATCAGACAAGAGGACTGAATGGCGAATGAAAGGTAGCGATTTACATAGCAAAACGATATGTGAAAAATACACTTTGGAAGAAAGAAAAGACAACCATATGTTTTATGTTACAGATAGACCACGTAAACACAGATATGTTTACATGATAGGCAACAAGAAGTTTGTAAAACAAGCCAAGAAAGATTTAAGATACCCTATAAACGATTACCCAAAAGCACATACTACCATTTAATTTTGTGTGTTGAGTTGAATTTGCCCAACAATTTATCAAACTCTTCTTTCTTTGTAGGTGGCTCTTTGCTCTTCTCTTTAAATACATTCTTAAAGTAGCCAATAGAACGTATGCCATCTTTACCTGTCTTTCTTCGCCATATCATGTAGTCATCTATCTTTTTTAAGATGTACTCTTTGGACAATCCACGATCTAACCACGACTGAACAAGGTACTCATGTTGTAATGTATAGCTATGTGCTATCTGCCCAAAATGCTTGTTCAATATCTTTGTGTAACTGAGACAGATGTTCCTTGCCTCTCTGCTTGGAAATTTATCATCAGTCTTTTTTGGCTCTGTTGGTGGCACTATCTTCATATCTTTTACTAACTCTTCTTGATGTTCTGCTTTCTGCATAGCAAATGCCTCTAAGTCAGACATGGGTTTGACATCTGGATCTTCAAAGAATATGAAGTAAGCATTACCCTTCAGATTCTTATGAAACTTCTTTGAGGCATAACGAATATACCCCCATGCCATAAGCAATTTGATATGCTTACTAACACCAGATTGTGTTATGCCACCCATAGCCTTTGCAAGTAATTCTTGTGAGGGATATGCAATCCCCCCTCTGTTACCATAAGAGCATAGTATGACAAGCAGTTGGAATGTACGCAAGTGCTTACCATACATAAATCTTTCATCAGTCAATGCTCTACTTGGGACAACGACAAAGGGACTTGGTGGTTTGTATGTCCCTTTCTTTTCTGTCATACATCAAAGAACTTACTTGGACTATCTTGTAATATCTTAGAATGTAAATCCATAGGTAGTTTATCTTTCCTATCTATCAGTCTTTGCAGATACCATTCTGCTTTTTGATAATCTTCTTGCGAAGATACACCAATCTTTTTCCCTGCACGACACATATATTTGAGTACAGAACCCTTGAGATAACCAACAAATTCTTTGTCAGACATTTGGCTTTCTATTGCGTCTATTGTTTCTATAACATTATCCTTGTAATGTTTCGGATTGATCTTGTCCATTTGCATACACCTTTGAGCTATCTATAAGTTGTTTGATTTTTTCTTCATTTATTTTTGATCGTGCATTGACACCTACT